ACCACCTCTAGATCTTGCCTCTATCACTGCCTGGACAGATTGTTCTCTAATTAATGGTAATGCATTTAAAATTTCACCTCTAATACTATCAGTAACTGATGGCATTAAATTGATTGTTTGATTTACTGTTACAGATCCACCACCTAATGCATGATTAGGAATTATAGTTCCAGATCTTCCTGGAATGAAAAGCTCTTTTCCTCTCTCTCCTACCATATAAGGTTGTCCAGCAGTTACAGATCCTCCATCAGCTTTACATGGTAATCCTTTTAAAATATCTGTAAAGACTCCTCTAACAGCTCCACCAATTGCAGTTCCAACTGGTTCTGTTATAGATTTTCTAAATGCAATTTTAATTATTTCTTGTCCAATTTGTCTTAATGTTTCAGTTAATTTCTGTCCTTCAAAAACTCCTCTTTCTAAACCTTGAGCAATTGTGTCTCCAAATTTTTGAGATGTGTCTCTTAATCTTTTTAATCTGTCTTCCAATACATCAAATTTATCTTCTGCATCATCTGTATTCAAACCAACAGTTTTCATATTGTCTCCAAGATCTTTAGATTTATCTGTAATGCTATTTATAGATTCTCTCATAAGATCAAATTTATTTACCAGTTCTGGAGATAAGTCTTTATTTAATTCTTCAAATGCTTTAAATTTTTTACCAGTTCTTAAATTTTCAATGAACTTACTAAAATCAAATAAATCTTTTACATTTTCAAAAAATATTCCAACATTATTTCCAGCAACTATTAAATTACTTGAGAATAATGCAACAGCTTCAGCAGTATCAATTAATGATAAAGCAAAATTTTTAGAAAAAGTTGTTGAGTCATCTAAATTAACTAAAAGTTTTTCTCTTAAATTTTCTGAAAGATCTAATAAAGCTGGAGTTAAATTAGCTACAACTTGATTTACTAAATTAAAAAATACTGTTTGTAATCTTACAACACTATCATTAAAATCTTCAACTGCTCTTATTTGTGGTTCAGTTAAAGCTCCAAATCTTTCTGATTCTTCTGCAAAAGCTCTAAGTTGTGCAGTTCCTCCTTTTAATACATTTAATAATTCAACACCTCTACCACCAAAAATTTCTAAAGCTAATTTAGTTTTAATAGCTCCATCTTCAACTTGATTTAATGCATCTGTAACTAAACCTAATAAAGCTACCTGGTCGTTTTCTACAGCTAAGACATCTTCTTGGGTAATACCTAAAGCCTCTAAAGAAACTTTAGCCTCCCCAATACCTATTTTAAAATCACCAATGTTATCTGTAAATCGTCTAATACCTCTTGCAAAAGTTTCTAATTCTAATCCACCAACTTCAGATGCTAGTTTAAATGTTTGTAAATCTTTTGTAGAAATTCCAATTGTATTTGAAAGTTTACCAATTCTATCAGTAGCCTCTAAAGAATTTTTAACTAATAAACCAAGACCTCCAACTCCTAAAGCTCCAGCTAAAGCTGTTTTAAAATTAAATACAGCAGATGTTAAACCACCTAGTCCTCTTTTAACTAAACCAAAAGCTGATTTGGTTCTGTCAACTGCTGATATTGTAAATTTTAAATTATTTTGTGCCATGTTGTTTTAGTCTCGCTTTTTCCTCTTTTATCTGAAAATAGGCAATCCATCCATTAAATTCTTCAATGCTCATGGATTTAATTTCTGCTACTGATTTATGTAGTAATTCTGCTAACTGATATTCGTTATAAAGATCTGCGTTTTTTTTTAGTTTTTTTTTTCATCCATAACAGATGAAGTTCCACCAATTTCTAATCCAAGTTTCATTATTATTTTTGGATCAGCTTGAGTTAATAACTTTTGTTTGTCTTCTAATTTGAATGCCTTTTTATTTCCATCTTCTGTTAAGCATTTCATAATTAATAAATCAACAAAAGCCTCAATTGGATTATTTTGATGTTTTTCTACAAATCTTCTGTGCTCATCAAGATTTAATGGTTTAACAACAAAAGTTGTATTCCATTCAGGAACATCAATTGTTTTAGATTCTTGTAAACTAAAATGCTGAATAGCTTTATCAATTACTGACATAAAAAATTATTATGAAGCAGTTCCATGAGTAACAGCACCTGTTACAGTAAAACCAAAAGATCTTTCTACAATGTCATTTACAGTTTCTGAAACTCCAACAGATGTAATTAAAGCTGTTGCTGAAATTTCTCTGTTACCAGTTGAATCACCTTCTGGATATAGATTTAAAGTTACTGAGGCTCCGACTGTCATTGCCTCTTGTCCATTAGTATCTGTTTTATCAAAATGACAAGTGATAGTTCCTGATGCCTCATTTAATCCAGAGACAAAAGTTTTAGCTGTATCTCCCATAGCTGTATCTTCAATGATATTATCTGTTTCAGTAATATCAAAAGATTTTACCTCAGCCACTAGATCTGTGCCGATTTTTACTTCACCATTATTTCCACTTACTGTTGCCATAACTACTCCTTTAAAGTTTTTGATGTCTTGGTCAAGTTTAAATTAATGCCTCAACATCAGATTGTGTGGTTCTATAAATTACAGTAAACACCAATCTAACCACTCCAATTGGTAAACTGCCTTCATTAGCTAGAGTTACCTCAGTTGAGCTAATAAAATGATTTTTGCATGTATTATTCAAAGTAATATCTGAACCCAAAGCCTCCTCAACTTCTTTAGCTATGGTGTCTAGGGTATTTTCTATATTACTATTAGCACTTGCAAATCCTTCTACTACTAGATCCATAGATCTCAATAAACTACCTACAGCATCAAGCTCTGAGCTCTCTGAGATAGTATAGACATTTAATAATGGTAATTTTGATTGTTCATTTGGATATATTCTAGAATTAAATACTCTAGTTCCAGTAGTCGTTAATCCAGTTAAAGATGTAATAACCTGATCTCTGATTGTTTTTCTTTGATGTGCCATTATGAAATATCCTCTAAATAAATTTGAGCTATACCAGTTCCATCTCTTAAAATTTCTGCAATTGTATAATTTGTAGAATTAACAACTACTGAGTCTCCATGAGCTAATGATGATATATCAGAAGTTCTACAAGTAATACTTGGTCTATGAGATGTAATACCAGCCTCTCCAAGTCCTAATGTTTCATCTGGTCTATCAAAAATAACATTAATTGTTGATGCACTACCACCAGTTGGAGTTACTGTCGCCTGGACTCCAAATTCATCCACATTAAAATAAACTGCTCTTACATCTGCATCTTCTACTGCCATTATAATAAGTCCTTTATCAAATTATTTAATTTTTTATTTTTTTTATTCTGAAGTATTTTTATCAGATCTTTTGAAAAAATATCTACATATTTTTCTTCAGTTCTAAGATTTAATCTAAGTTTATTATTATGAAAAATCACATGCAAGAGCTCATGTATAATTGTAATTAGTAATTGATCATGATCTAGATCTGTATTTACTTTTATTTTTTGTTTATCTAAATCAGCCTCTCCATCTATTTTTTTAGCCTCTGGAGATTTATTGGTTAAAGGTATGAGCTCCCATTTTTTACCTTTTATGTATATCTTGTTTGGGAGATCCATTTTTTTGAGTTTTCTTTTTTCTTTTAATTAATTTTAAAAAACTTTTTTTTAATCCTACTGCTCTATTCATTATTGAGCTTGTATTACCTAAATCTAATTGTTTCATGGTTTATCTGCCAGGAGCCGAAAGAGGGATCGGCTCCTAGCTATAGAGTTGATGATATTATTACGCAGTTTCGTCAATATCTTTACAAACTGCAAATGACTCGCCATGTCTTACTGCGATATCCATTCCTGTAAAGAAATTTAATCTAACTGTACCAGCAGATGATCCAGTATAAGGATCAACTAATACATCTAGACCTGAATAGTAACCTATCAATAAGTCTTGGAAGTTACCGAATACCATTGCGTGAGCAGTAGCCGATAAAGTTCCTTTAGTTAGGTTTTTAGGTAACTGACTTGATTGGAATACTTTATATCCATTAAGCATGTCAGCATTATCCATAACCATAACACTATCAGTAGATGCAACTTTAGATGTTTGTCTTAATTGATAAACAACTTCTGGAGTTATCACATAATTTAATGATCCTTTAAGACCATTACTTTGTGCAACTTCTTTGATCATATCAATTGTAGTTCCATAACTTGGAGCACCACCATTTGTTCCGATAGCTACTACTCCAGCATCACTATTTTGAATGATTCCAGAAGGTTCATTAGATCCACCACCATTAAGAGCAACACTGTCAATCTTAAGAGCGATTTGTTGAGTCATATCGTTTCTTACGATTTGCTCAATTGAAGGATCTGAGTTGTTTATAAGAACTCTAGATAGATCTACAAAACCACCAAGTGTTCTTTCAGTCATTGTAACTTGATCGAATGCCTGGTTAGTTTCTGATACTGCTGAATTGTCAGCAACAAAACCTACAGTCCCTTTAGTTGTTAGTCTTGGGATTTTAATGTCACCTTTAAGACCTCTGAATACAGTAGCTCCAGCTTGCTGTACTACAGAATCGTCTCTTAATGCATCAATAAAAAGATCACCTCTATGGGTATCTGGAGTTACATTTCCACCAGCACCAGCAGTTAGAGTTGTAAGATCTCTTTTGAATACATCACCAGGTACGAAAAATCCTCTTGCTGTTCTTCCAGTTCTTTTCTCAATCTCTTGAGAAACTTCTCTTTCAAAACCAGCTTTTGACCAGTCGTTAGTTAATGATGATCTAATTGCATTTGCAATTGAGTATCTTTTTTGTTCTTTAGAATTTAATCCAACTTCGTTTGGATCAGTTTCTAAAGGTTTAGAGTTACCGATTTTGTCTAAAACAAGACCTTTAAATTCAGCAACTGAGTTTCCATTTCTTACAGATGCATCAGCTAAATCTTGTAAGTTGTGTTTCTTACCGATCGCACTGATTTCTCTAATTCTAGTCATCTCAGCTTTTTGAATTTGATCCTTGTTTACAACATTGTTTTCAGTAACTTTATCAGTGTTAGCTTTTTCCATAGCCTTCTCCTTTATAGTTATTGTTGATTGTTGATTTAAAGATCTACCAATTCCCACAGTTGTATCTGCTGGAACTGATACCATTGAAATTTCTAAAGGTTTAACTCCAACTCTAAAAAAATCCCTTCCAGGGGATTTTTCCTCATCTTCATTATCTACTTTATCCATTTCCTTAATTAGATACCCAACAGAAATATTCTGCCTGATACCTGATTTGACATCTTCAAAGACTTCATTAGCAAGCTGAGATTTTCCGAATCTCGCAATGGCTCTGCCTTTGCCATCAACTATTTCAGCCTTTTCAATGACACCTATTTGAGCTTTTGTATCATGATCTAATAATAATGGAGCTCTACCACTGCTGATAAAACTCATATCACTTTTAGATACATCTATACTCTCAATTCCAAAATCTCTTTCAACTGGTTCATCTGACATAAAAGAAAATTCTGCTGTTCTTTTTTTATCGTCAACTTTTCTTTTGTTTAAGAATGCAGATCTGAATAATCTTTCAAAATTTTCTGAACGATCTTTTTCTTTAGTTTCTTTATCATCATGCATAGATTTTTTATTTTCTTCTTCATCATCCTCATGCATAGATTTTTCTTTTTCTTTATCCATGTTGTAATCTTTTTTTTCTTTATCATCTTCATGAGATCCTTTTTCTTCTTTATCATCCTCATGCATATCTTTAGTTTCTTTATCATCTTCTTTTCTCTCCATGTCTTCTTCTTCACCATGTTTTGAAAATTTGATTGTTACCGAATTATCGTCTTCTTCAATTTTTTCTATGTGTCTTTTTTCTACTTTGTCATTCATATTTTTTTCCTCAACTTTTTTCTCTGGATGATCATCTGGTAATAAATCAGTATCATGTTTACCACCTTGGTATCTTCCATTTTTTAAGGCAAATAAAAAAGAATTTAATCTTGCATAAGCCCATTGTTCTGGAGATCCAACATTTGGTCTAACTGATGCTGGGTTGGTTTTATAAGCTCCAATCCCTCTCTCAAAAACAATAGTTGCATTTGCAACTGTAATTCTTGGGTTCCATGCCTTCTTTAAATCTTTAACTTCTTCATTGTGTTGGTCAACTTTATTTTTAATTCCTTTTTCTACTGCCTCTGAAAGTTGTCTATCTTTTTTGCCTTCTAATTTCTTAGTAAGCTCCAGGATAATATCTTTCATTCCTTGAACTCCTAAATCTGGATTAACACTTAACCATTTCATTAATGCAACTATTCCTCCAACATTAGATAGATTTGGTGATAGTTTACCTCCAATAAATTGAGATCCATCTTTTTCATGTCTAGCTGTCCAGGACTCTCTTTCTCTTATCTTTTTTTCTATTGTTGGACTCATAGTTCCATTTTCAATATGATCCTCCAGGAGTCTAAAAGATCTATTGCCTTCAATATTGCCTCCAGCTCTCCAAATCTCTGGAGTTTGTTCTTTTACATTTTGAGCAAACTCTAATGGAAATCTTTCATATTCAGAATTTCTTAATGAAACTTTTTTATCATCACCCTTTTTAGGAAAGTTAGTTGCCATTAATCATCCTCAGGTGTTTGAATATTATCTTGGCTCATAGCTCCAAATGGTTCGTATGATGCACTAATTTCAAAATTAGTTCTAAGATTTTTTTCAGCTTGTAATTGAG